CTACCCAGGTGGAACTATTAAGAGTAATTGAATTAACATACGCATAATGGCAGTAAACGAAACAGTAGGAATTAATCTAGTAGCCGACACGAAGAGTCTGAGAGGACAACTTCGTGAGGCTACAATGGAATTAGTAAAACTCCAAAATACAGCTGGAGCTTCTGCTCAGGAGATTGCAAACGCTGCCAAAAGAGCTGCCGAATTAAAGGATCGGATAGGAGACGCTAAGGCTACAATCGAGGCGTTCGATCCAGATGCTAAATTTAAGGCATTTGGTCAATCGATCCAGGGCGTAGCTGGGGCATTCGCTGCAACTCAGGGAGCTCTGGCTCTAGTGGGCGTAGAATCTGCCGAGGTAGAGAAGCAACTCTTAAAAGTTCAGGGAGCTTTAGCCCTATCTGAAGGACTAAATACAGTCCTAGCGTCGATCGATGGCTTTAAAAACTTAGGGCTAGTTATCAAAACAAACGTATTAAGCGCCTTTGCTTCGATGAAAGCAGCGGCGATTAGTGCTTTTACCACTATGAGAGGGGCATTAATTGCCACTGGAGTGGGTGCTTTTGCGGTAGCTTTGGGCTTAATCGTCTCAAATTTTGATGCAATTAAGGAGGCGGTCCTTAAAGCAATCCCTGGATTAGCTAATGTAGGCAAGATTTTCACTGGATTAGTGGAGAAAGTGACCGATTTTGTAGGTATTACAAACCAGGCAGAGCGCTCATTAGAGAAATTCACTAAGACTTCAGAGCGTAGAAAGGAAACTTTAGAGGCTGACCTTAAAGTTTTAGAAGCAACTGGAGCCAGCGAGAAGGTACTTTCTGAGAAGCGCAAGGAGATCGTCAATACTGACTTAAACGTATTACGTCAAAAGCTAAAGACAAACGGAGAATTAAGCAAAGAGGAAATGAAAAAATTCCGCGAGCTTAAAACCGATCTAGTCGTAATTGATGCCAAGTACAATAAGTCTGTAACGGACGAAAATAAAAAGCGGAATGAAGAGATCGCTAAGCAAAACAAAGAGGCAGCAGACAAAGAGCTAGCCGCTGCTAAAAAACGCCTGGAAGATCTTCGCAAAGGAGCGGAAGACGCGCGCGCAGAATACGAAAAGAATCAGGCAAGGATCAACAAGGAAGACGAAGATATCGCAAATAGAAACGCGGATAAATTCCTAACAGATCAAGAGAAGGAAGTCGAATTAGCTCAAGCAAAATATGACAAGTTATACGAGGAGCGTGTTAAGTTTGGCGGAGATATTGCAGGAGTAGAGGAAGCAAGACAAGAAGAGCTTTTAAAGATTCAGGAAAAATATGATCAGCAAGCACTTGAAGATTTAAGTACAACTTCTGAAGAAGCCATACAGACTAATAGAGCGACTCTTCAGATGCAAACAGCAGACGCAAAGAAATTTGCAGATGCTCAGGTTAAAATTGATCAAGAAAAAGCAAAGGCTAAGATTGTAGCTGCTCAAGCAACTGCTGACACACTTGCAAACTTGGCGAATCTTTTAGGAACTGAGACGGCAGCAGGAAAGGCGGCAGCGGTAGCTAGTGCTACGATCTCCGCGATCTTATCAGCTCAGAAAGCTTACGAGTCTACGATCGGCATTCCTTTCGTAGGACCAGTGCTTGCGCCGATAAATGCTGGACTTGCTTTAGCTTCTGGATATAAGTCGATTCAAAACATCTTAGCTGTCCAGGTTCCTGGCCAATCTGGTGGAGGATCAGCGCCTAGCTTAGGATCAGCACCAAGCGCAGGAGCTGGGGCTCCTATTGCGCCAAGATCAGCGGAGCCAATCCCGACTTCATTGGATCAGCGATCACTAAATAGTATCTCAAACGTAACGACACGCGCGTATGTGGTAGAGAGTGACATTACTGGATCACAGAAAAGAATTGAGCGTATCGAAAAAGCTTCAAGATTTTAACTAAAAAAATAAAGAATGAATTTACCTATTTATTTACTAGAAATTAACGAGGACCTAATGGACGGATCTGAAGTGGATTTCGTCGCTTTGGTAGACAAGCCAGCGATCGAGAGAAACTTCCTTCGCTTCAAAGAGGATCGCATGAATTTTGAGATCCAAGACGAAGAGCGTCGTATCATCTCAGGTCCGATCATGCTAGCTGACACGCCTATCTATCGCAACGATAACGGCCAAGAGTATTTCGTTTCCTTCCCAAAGAATACGATTTACAAGATTGTTAAGAAAATGTTCCAGAAGGGATACACTTCAAACGTCAATTTGATGCACGATCCTAACCAAGTGGTCGATGGCGTGACAATGTTTGAAATCTGGATCACAGATAAGTCAAGAGGGATCAAACCAATGAAAGGATTTGAAGACGCTCCAGACGGCTCGGCTTTTGCCTCTTATTCGATCGATAATCAAGACGTCTGGAACGATGTTAAGTCGGGCAAGTTTAAGGGCTTCAGCGTCGAAGGTATGTTTAATTACAAGAAACAGCCAGGAGACATGACTAAGGAAGAAAAGCTTTGGTCTGAAATATCCAGGATTTTAAATGAGTGCAAAGTTTAAAGTATAAACTTTTTTTTTATCTGTATTTATAAACGAGTAATAAATTAAACTAAACATGACAGTAAAAGAAGGAATCGAAAAGATCCGCTTGATGCTAGCTTCAGAAAACGAAGAAGTACAAGTGGAGACTAGCGAAGAATCTGCACCAGTCACACAACTATCTTTTGAAACTTACGATCTTAAAGACGGATCTAAGATTGACTTAAGCGGTTTGGAGATTGGAGCTGAGGCTATGCTAGTAGATGAAAGCGGGAACGCTTCTCCTGCTCCAGACGGCGAGCACGAGCTAGTAGACGGTACTATGGTTACAACTGTAGGCGGTAAGGTAGAAGGCATTGAGACTCCTCAAGCAGAAGCTGAGCCGATTGAAGAAGTGGTGGAAGAAATTCCAATGGAAGAAGATAAGTTCCAGGCAATTGATGGCACTATCGAAAACTTAAAGGCAGAGAACGAAGCTTTGAAAGCTAAGATCGCATCTATCGAGGGTAAATTCTCTCAAGCGATCAACGATCTATCTGACGTAGTTTTAGGTTTGGCTTCAACTCCAAGCGCTGGTCCTATCCAGGCACCAAAAAATTCTTTCTCTCAAGTAGAGAAAAGAGAAGAAAAAATCGAAAGATTTTTAAACAAAGTAAAAAATTTAAAATAACAATTTAACAATCAAAAAAGATGGCATTTGTAGTATCTTCATTGGCTAACTATACAGAAGAGAACGCGACACAATTAGTAGCGTCTTCAGTATTAGGAGCAAAAACAATCTCTTTGATCAAGGATCAAGGAAACGTAATGTTAGGCGTAAAATCTGCTGAGACAGTTAACATCATGGACACAGACGCGTTCTTCCAAGATGGATCTTCTTGCGGTTTCAACGCTTCTGGCACAACAACTTTCACACAGCGCACATTAACTGTTGGAAAGATCAAGGTAAACGAGGCACTTTGCCCGAAAGATTTAGAAGCTAAGTATTTACAGAAGGCATTGCCTGCTGGATCTTCTTACGATTCTATCGTATTCGCTGCTGAATACTCTCAACGTAAGGCTGACAAGATTGCTGCTCAATTAGAGATCGCAGTTTGGCAAGGAGATACAGCTTCAGCAAACGGAAACTTGAACAAGTTCGACGGTTTCTCTAAGTTAATCGCTGCTGCTTCTGCTTCAGTTATCCACGCTAACACAACTACTTACTACGGCACTCCTTTAGCAGCTTCTGCTGGTATCACTACTTCAAACGTGATCGCTGTAATTGATGCAGTTTACAAGGCTTTACCTGCTGAGATCGTAGCTAAGGACGATGCGACTATCTTCGTAGGAATGGATGTATTCCGTACTTACACAATCGCATTAAAGAACGCTAATTTATTTGCTTACACATTTGACGGAAAGGCTGACTCAGAAATGATGTTACCTGGCACGACTGTAAAGGTAGTAGCTGTTCAAGGTTTGAATGGAACTTCTAAGATCTACGGTGGTCGCGTTTCAAACATGTTCTACGGAACTGACTTATTAGATGAGCAAGAGCGTTTCGAATTGTTCTTCGCTAAAGAAGCTGATCAAGTTCGCTTTGTAGCTGAGTTCAAGGCTGGCGTTCAGATCGCTTTCCCTGCTGAGATGGTAGATTTCATCTTAGCTTAATTCTTACCAATAAGTTCGGGGAGATTCCTTTGGATAGGACTCCCCTAATTTTAACCTTTTAAATTTAAAATAATGGCTTGCGCATTAACTCAAGGATATACCTTAGATTGCAAAGATTCATTAGGCGGGATCACGGAAGTGTATTTCATTGAAAAGGGTAACGTATCTAGCACGACTGAAGCAAGCGGTGTAATTACTGCGATCACTAAGGGAAGCGGTAAGGTTTTTAGAAAATATGAATTAGTTCCTGGAACTTCTTCTTTGACTGAGAACATCAACGCGAACGTGCAAAACGGGACTGTATTCTACGCTCAAGAATTGTCAATCATTCTTAACAAATTACAAGCGAATACAAGAAACGAAATTCTTTTATTAGCTCAGAATACTTTAGTAGCTGTCGTAGGCGATAACAACGGCAAGTACTGGTATTTAGGCAAGGTCCACGGACTTAATATGTCAGGTGGCAATGGTGCAACCGGTACGGCTCAAGGAGATCGTTCTGGATACACTTTGACATTCTCTGCTTCAGAAGGTGCTTTAGCTCCAGAAGTAGCTAGCGGTGTAATCTCTGGATTAACTGCTTAGTAAGATAGTCGTTTGGTTAGACGGGGAGGGGGCGAGAGCCTCCTCTTTTTTTTGTTTTATAAAATAAGTTTGCTTTGCTATTTATTATCGATGATTCATTTAACTAAAGGACAGACGACGAAAATAGTAGTGACGCTGAAGGAGAAGCAAACCCTTTCGGCGCCTAATTACTTATTCTATTTTACGTCCAGGGCCACAGATAATACAAAAGCTTTTGTGCTTTTAAATAACGCGGATATATCGAATTTTAAAGATCGATTCAACGCTTTTAATGTAGCGACAAATAGCTATTTCGCTAACTATGACAGCGGAGAATATACTTATGCTATATATGAGCAGATTTCAAGCTCAAATTTAGATCCTGCTTTAGCTACTGGATTGCTAGAGAAGGGGCAAATGTCGCTTAAAAACTCGACAGAATTTGAGTTCACGACATACAACCAGACGAATAATACCTTTATAGTGCGCGATATATGAGCAATACAACGAATTTCTTGAACGTCCTTACCTTTGCGGAGGCCAGACAGCCAGAATACCAAGAGAAAAAAGGCGAGAATGGTGGATATATTGAGTTTGGAAAAAAGAATGATTACCCGAATTACCTGGTAGATCTGTTTAGCAAGTCAGCTAAGCACAACGCGATCATTAAAAGTAAGGTAAACTACATCACTGGAAACGGTTTCAAGCCGATCGAAGAGACGGATCAGGTAGCTCAGGAGTTTATTGATAAGCCAAACCCTTTTGAATCACTTAATGACATCCTAAAAAAGGTATCGACAGACGTCGAATTATTCGGTGGCGCTTATCTTCAAGTTATCTGGAGCCAAACCGGTGGACAGATTGCGGAAGTTTATCACTTAGACTATACAAAGGTCCGCACGAATGACGATAATACTCAGTTCTGGTATTCCGAAAACTGGCAAGATTCAAAATATAAGCGCTCAATTTACAACGCGTTTAATGACAAGCTTCCAGTAGGTACACAGATCCTTTACTTAAAAGAATATCGTCCGAATCTTTCGGCTTATTCTTTGCCTGGTTATATCGGAGCTTTGAACTATATCGAGTCCGACATCGAAGTATCTAAGCACGTCTTAGGAAATGCTCAGACTGGCTTCAGTGCTTCTAAATTAATCACGCTTCCTAATGGAGAGCCTCAAGACGAAGAGAAGAGAATTGTAGAGCGCAAGTTCACAGATCGTTTCTCTGGATCCGATGGCAAGAAGTTCATTCTTTCCTTCGTGAACGATGCTTCAAGAAAGCCGATCATCGAGGACCTAGGAGCTTCAGATATTACAAAGGAGGATTTCGCAAACGTCGATAAGATCATCGAGAAAAATGTGTACGCTGGACACCAGATCACGTCTCCAGATTTATTTGGTATTGCGACACCTGGTCAATTAGGATCACGCCAGCAAATGCGCGATTCATACGAGATTTTCAAAAATACCTACGTCAATGATAAGCAAATATATCAGGAACAAGTATTCAGTTTACTTGCCAAATTACGCGGTGCTATCGATGGGTTACAAATAATCCCAGTCGAGCCGATCGGCATGGAATTCTCTGAAGCTACGATCGCGCAGAACTTAACAAAAGACGAGATCCGTGAAAAACTAGGAGCGCCTAAATTAGAAGCTAAGACTTCTGGAACTTCTCAGGATGTGATCGATGCGATCAATAGCTTATCGCCATTAGTAGCGAACAAGGTACTTGAGTCAATGACTCCAAATGAAGTCCGGGCTCTGGTAGGCTTAACAGAAGAGCAAGGAGGCGGAGAGCTTGACGGCGCCGCTCCTGCTGCTACTAATTTGCGATTCAGCGAAGATGATATTATCTCGATCTTTGATCAGTTCGGAGAGTCTAAAAGTAATTACTCCATATTTCGCACTAGAGACACGTTCTCACAGATGCCTAATGACTTGGAAGAGTCGATGAATTTAGACTTTGCTACTCAAGAATTGACACGTCTAGAGGCGAATGTCTTGGACCTGATCCAGAAGGATAAGCGAATCACTCCAGAGATAATCTCAGGCACGATCAAAACCGACCTGGCGATCATTAATAAAATCATGGACTCCTTAGAGGAGCGCGGATTAATTAAGTCCACAAATGTAAAGGGAAACGTCGAGAGAGTTTTGACTTCTCCGCTTTCTGAGATCACTGACACGAAGCCATCGACAAGAAGCTTCATGGTTCGATATTCTTACGAGTGGAGATCATCGATCCCAGCAGGACAGAGAAACACAGCAGCGCATCCAAGCAGACAATTCTGTGCACGCTTGATGCAATTAGATAAGTTATATACTAGGGCAGAGATCGAAGCGATCAGCTTGCGCCTAGGTTATTCAGTATTTGATCGTCGCGGTGGCTGGTGGACTATGCCAGACGGAGAACACTCTCCTTCTTGCCGACACGTCTGGGCTTCTCAGGTAGTAATTAAAAAAGGATAAGGAATGAAAAATATCTGCTTTATAAACGTAAATACGATCAAGGAAAGAAGCGCGCTTCATTCTAATGTCGATGACAAATTGATCCTTCCGGAAATCCTAACAGCTCAAGACATGTTCTTATTGCCTGCTTTAGGGACGGCTTTATATGATCGCTTGCAGGATGGAATCGAAAATAATAATTTGACAGCGGACGAGGTGGACTTACTAGATAATTTCATCACGAATCCTTTGGTGTATTACACGCTTTCTGAGCTTCCGGTAGGATTGTCTTATCAGTTCTATAATAAGGGCTTAGTGCGCAAAACAAGCGACAACACAGATACGCCTCAGATGCAAGATCTAATCGATGTCGCATCAAGATACAGAACACGCGCGGAGTTTTACACTCAGCGTCTGATCAAACACTTGAAGCAAGTTTCTTCGACTACTGATAAATTCCAGGAATACGTTAATTATGGATCCGGAGTGGATATCATCAAGCCGGATCACGACGCTTACCAGGCTTCGATTTGGTTAGGCGATGAATATGGCTGTAAGCCGATGAGTTTTGAGGAAAGATACCAGGGCGAAAACGGACTTTGCTAAAACAAAAAAGATATGCCGAAAGCTTATAGCACAAAAAATATCAAGAAATTAGAAGTTTACCTAGCGACTCAACAAAATGGCAATCAAACAGCTGACATTAAATCAAACAATCAAGCTAATAAGTGATTTAGCCTCCGCGCATGAGCAGATAAATACTGTTTATTTCGGGGATGTATGGGAGTTTTTAAACCAGGCCGATAATGTTTATCCGGCGATGTTCTATTCTTTGACTGGATCCTCGATCGCTAATAAGGAATTGACTCTAAACTTCTCACTTTACTTCCTAGATCGACAGCTCCAGGACGAATCAAATGAGAACGACGTTTTATCGGATCAGTTATTGATCGCGCAGGACATCGTCTCAATGATGCGATATCCTAAGTTTGACTGGGAGATCGGCGATAGTGTAAACTTAGAATTTTTTACAGAGAAGGAAGAAGACTATTTGGCTGGCGTAAAGGCAGACGTGACTGTTTCCTTCCCGATGCTATCCGATCGCTGTCAGGTTCCTACAAATTTTAATTATCCTAACTAATGGCAAATAAAAAAGTAAGTCAATTATCAAGTAAGCCCTCAGTCCTAGTCACGGATTTATTCCCTATTGCAGATCCTTCAACTGGTCAGCTTTACAAGACTACTATTTCAGACTTAGGAACGGCTATCGGTTCGGGTGTTTCCTCTGTTAACAGTTTAGTCGGAGCAGTAGTTTTAGATACAGACGACATCCAGGAGCTAGTTAGTCCTACTAATAAATGGTTTACAGATACTAGAGCGAGAGCTGCAATAAGCGCAGGTACTGGTATTTCTTATAACTCTGGAACTGGTGTAATTACTAACGCTGTAACAAGCGGGCAAATTATTACTGCTTTAGGATATACTCCAGCGAATGCAGCGACTTACTTACAGCTTGCCGGAGGTACGATGACCGGCGCAATAGTAGGAACGACTGCAACGTTTACAAACTCTGGTAGCGGTATTGGGTTAGGGGTTACTCTTAGCGGTTCAACTGGAGACGGAATTAAAATTACCCATTCAGCTGGGAGGGCTTTTAATATCCAGTCTAGTGGTAGCGGTTATGGTGTTTTAATCAACAATGAAACTGCTTCGACTTCTGCGCCTTTTACTATCCAAAAGCAAGGAGCTAACAAAATCACTTTTTCAGATTTAGGCGCGGCAGTTTTTGCTAGTGGATTAACTGCTGAAACTTTAGATTTAAGTAATACAACAGCTGGGAATGCTTTAAGAATTAACCACACAGATACAAGTTATCACGCGGTTAGTATTACTGCGACTGGAGGCTCTGCTTTATATGCTACGGGTTCGGTTACGGTGGTAGGTACACTTACTGCGACTGGAGTATTAACTGCCCAGTCTGGTTTAGCTAATGGAGCTGGTCAATCTTTTACGCTTCCTTCTTCTACGGGAACGCTTGCCTTAACTTCTCAATTATCTGCTTACCTACCTTTAAGCGGAGGCACACTTACGGGAGCTTTAAGCGGTACAAGTGCCACGTTTTCGAGTAGTGTTACGGCGCAAGCTATTTACGCAACAGATGCAACTGGTTCAGCTATTTTGACAACCAACGGAGGAGGCGAGGGTATTCTTTCTGTAAATACTGCTAATCCTTTAAGGGTACTAATTAATGGAGGGGAGAAAGTTAGGGTCACTTCCGCTGGCAACGTAGGCATCGGAACGACTTCGCCGACATTCCCATTAGAAGTTTACAGCACTGTTTCAGATGCAATGAAAATTACTACAACGCAATCAAACGCTGATTTGTGGTTTAAAGATTCAGGGACAACGGCTGGTAATAATAGAATTAGAAGTAATTCAAATGCTTTGCAAATTATTAGTGGAGGAAATTTAACTGCTCATTTTGGTAGTGGAGGTGCGGTTTTTATTGGTGCAACTAGTGCTTTAGCATATACTGCAACTGCAAAACTAAATGTTCAACAATCAGATAATGCGCCAGCAATAATTATTGCTAATAGTAATTTATCAAGTACAAATCCTACATTATCTATTGGTACTGCAAAATACACTACATTATCTTCTTTGGTTCACATCCAATGTACTTCTGGGAATAGTAGTGGAGACCAATTTGTTGATTTACAATTTTATGTAAGAGGCGATGGTGTTATTTATGCACGAAATCCAATAGTTCAAGTAATAACTTCTGATGTTAATTTAAAAACTAATATCGTAGATTATGATAAAGGCTTAAATGAAATTTTAAAAATGAAGCCAAGATATTTTAATTATAAAGATAATTTGAATCAAAAAATGGCTGGTTTTATTGCTCAAGAAATGGAACAAGCAGTTATCGGTTCAATGGTAGATAGTAAAGTAAAAGGCTATAAATCTTATGAAATGGATTGGAATCCAATTTTTGTAAAAGCAATACAAGAAGAAGACGCTAAAATTGTAGCCTTACAAAATAAGGTAACAGAATTAGAAACTAAGATTAAAACTTTAGAAAATAAATAATATGGCATTCACTTGGGTAATATCTCAATTAGACTCTATCCCTTCCCTTGACGGAATGGACAAAGTAATTTCTACAATTCATTATAGAGCGCAAAAGCAAGACGCAGACTTTACTGCTGACACTTACGGAGCTTTAGCAGTCGATGCACCACACGAAGCGAGCTTTACTCTTTACGATGAAGTCACTAAGGAAATGGTCGAAGGGTGGCTAGAAGCTGGACTAGATACCGAGGCAATCGAGGCGAATTTAGATGCACAAATAGAGAACTTTTTGAATCCTCCTATTGTGGCTTATCCACTACCTTGGAGCGATCCTGCAAAAATCTAGGACTTTTGCTATCTATTTATAGATTAATAAATTAAACAAACCAAACGATGAAATTAAATTTCAATTTTGACCTTTTAGGTTTAGATGAGCAACCGATCGAGGGGGCAAATGCAGGTAAATTATTAGCAAACGCTTTAGTCCAGGGATCCAAAGGCGATGCCTTAAAGTTCTGGGATTGGGCGGTAAGCTTAAACAAGGGAGAAGTTCTTGACTTGGATTCATCTGATCAAGAAACGATCAAAAACTTTATTAAGGATTCTGAAGGTTTCACGATCCTAGCAAAAGCGCAATTATTACAAGTTTTGAAAAAAGACTAATTGATGGAAGTTAATGACATTCTTGGGCAATCTGTAACGGGTGCCATCGCTGCATTGATCGGCTGGATAGTAGGAAGGCGCAAAGAGAAAGCGGACCTTAATACGATCGAATTAGAGCAGACCACAAAAGCGATCGAGATCTGGCGCCAGATGGCTCAAGAAATGTCTGACAAAGTGAAGGAGCTGAGCGATAAGATCGACATCTTAACTGCTGAGGTCCACTCTTTAAAATCCGAGAATTCAAACCTGAAAACCAAACTAGGAATAATTGATGAAAGTCACGAAGATAAGCCAAAGCCTACCAGGTCACGGAAATCTTAATTAATTATACCTTTATATTCTAACCAAATGGTCACTTCACAGCAAGCGCTTAAAAAGTACGGCCCAGCATCGGATTCAAATCCTAACCTAGTTCTTTGGGATGTGCCTACAAACCTAGAAATAGGACTGATCCCTAAACGAATCTATTGCAATAAAGATTTAATCGGTCCGCTATCCCTGGCATTTAAAAAATTAATTGACACTGGATCAGTAAAAGAATTGAAGACTTGGGACGGGTGCTTTAATATTAGAAAGAAGCGCGGTCTTACTTCAATGTCATTACACTCATGGGCTATCGCAATAGATGTAAACGCCTTCGAGAATGGATTAGGACAGACGCCTAAATTATCCAATAAATTTGTAGAATGTTTTACAAGCTCAGGCTTTGACTGGGGTGGAACTTGGACGCGCAAGGATGGAATGCACTTTCAACTTAGCAAAATATGAAAAAATTACTTATTCTTTTGGCTTCTGTCGCGTTCTTTTCTTGCAAGCAGACAAAGACTCTAACCGAGTATAAACAAACGCTTAGAATCGATACTATTAAAAGCGAGAAGATCGTAGAAAAATTTAGAGCGGTGCACGATACGCTCACGATCTTAAATCCTTGCGACTCTTCTGGGATCCTATCCTCTTTTTATTCCAGGTTAATTCTTCCGAATGGATCAGTGACAATCAAGTCCGACAAGGGCCAGATCAGAGCGACGATCGACATCGATTCGATGCGCCAGGAGATCGAGAATAATTACCGAAACTCTCAAGTCAAATGGATCGAATACAGAGACAAGGAAGTGATCAAATATCGGGTTCCTACCTGGGTGGTCATGCTACTATTCGCGGAGGCTGTCATGTTGATCGCTTATATTTATCTTAAATTCGGCTTAAAATAGTGTATCAAATAGACATCGAAGGAATCGAAACTCCCCAAAATAAAACTAGCCAGCTATTGCAGACTATGCTCGACGTGATGGAATCCATTGAGCAGGTAGACGATGCTGGTTTTGTGCTTCGCATGAAGCTATTAAATAACATTGAGTTCCTAGTGGACCAACTAATGGAAGAATATGAACAAGGAAAACGATAAGGCAGAAGCAATTAAGAAACACTTCTACTCTACTAATATGACACGCGCAGATTTTGAGCGTGAAAACTGGGAGAATTACGGGTATAAGGATGTGCCAGGATTCCATAAAGCCCTATCTCGGATGGATATTTCTGTTAAGAAAAGGTCAGAATACTGGAAGCAAACAAGGCCAAACGCGAAGATCGAATCATTCAACCTGGACGAGATCGATAGCTTTGGGATTGAGCCAGGGATCGGGAAAGAATACACCAGTGCGCGCCTTCCAGAGCACTTAAAAAAGATCGGGATACTATCTGATATTCACGTTCCTTTCCATTCCTTAGAAGCGCTTACATGCGCGATTAAATACCTAAAAGAGCAAGAGATCGATTGCCTTTATTTGAACGGCGATACGTTCGACTTCTATTCAATATCAAGGCACGAGAAAGAGAAAGATCTCAGAGACTTTCCGCGCGAGATCGAGATGGCTAGAAACTTTCTTCAGAAGCTTCGCGATATCTTCCCTTTGATTCCAATCTACTTCAAGGCAGGCAATCACGAGAATCGCTTCCAGCGCTATCTATTTAGCCAGGCTGAAGAGTTCGCTGGCCTCCACGAATTGCAGTTCGATAAGTTCTTTAGATTAGATGTGCTTAAAATTGAATACGTCGAAGACTGGCAGGGTATGTTTATGGGGGATCTACTTGTTATTCATGGTCATGAAGGATTTGGTGTAGGTGGGATCAATCCAAGTCAGTCTCTATTTAATAAGATGTACTGTAATACTTTGATGGGACACGTTCACAGACAGACGACAACTACAAAGAAAACTGGATTTGGTCAGGTTATACAGACACATTCTACTGGATGCTTGACTTCAATAGCTCCTAAGTATATGCCATTCAATCAACATACTCAAGGATTCGCTATGGTAACTATTGATGAAGGCAAAACAAATGTTAAATTATTTGCTATAAAAGACGGGAAAATAGTGTAGATTTGTAATGTAGATTAATTGTTTTCATAGTCTTATAGGTTTTAGATGACACTAATAAAGCCCCGGGATCATATCTCTGGGCTTTTTTGTGCTTGAAAATAATTTAAAAATAAATTTAAAATAATTTTTTAATACAAAAATAAGGTGTACCTTTGGCATATCGAAAGCAACGAAGCTAAGATAAAACATCTAATCTTATGAGAGAATTATTAAAAACAATCCCAGGATCTGAAGTAGCTCAGGCTACTATCATCACGCTGATCGTGATCGGCATCTTATCAGTAATCACAATTATTTCAAACCTTTAATTTTTTTTATCATGTCTACCAAAACTTCAATTATCGCCTCTTCGACTGGAGGCTCAAATTACGAGCCGATCGCGGCCGGTACTTACGTTGCACGTTGCTATTCCATGATACACATGGGAACTATTAAAGAGTCCTACATGGGCGAAGAGAAATTCGTTAATAAGGTACGATTGACTTTCGAGCTTCCGACTGAGCTAAAAGTTTACAAGGAGGAGAACGGCGAACAGCCTGCGGTATTATCGAAGGAGTTCACGCTTTCGCTATCTGAGAAGTCAAACCTTCGCGCCTTCTTAAATTCCTGGAGAGGAAAGGCCCTGACAGAGGACGAGTGTAAAGCATTCGACATCGCTGTCCTGGCTGGCAAACCTTGCACTCTATCTGTGATCCATAAGACGTCAAAGGTAAGCGGAAAGACTTACGCTGAGATCTCATCTATTGGAGCTGTCATGAAAGGAATGGAAGTGCCTCCTTTAATGAACCCTCAGATCGTCTTCTCTGTGACTAACTTTGATCAGGTAGCTTTTGATTCCTTCCCTGATTTTATCAAGGAGAAGATCCAATCTTCGAACGAATACAAGGCGCTTGTAATTGGTGGTCCTAGTGAGTCAGAAGTATCTGAGCCTGCTACAATCGACGAAGACGATTTACCTTGGTAGTCATGTTCAAGCAAGGAACAAGCTTTATGTTTAAAAATTCGATTGATTGGTCAGTGAGTTATTTGAAAGACTTCGAGACTAAGACTGACTTCGATCAGTGGATGGATGAACGACTAAAGGAAGGGCTGGTTTATATCGGGGAAAAATCCAAAGATATACCAGTCTATCCTCAAGTTTTAAGACTAGATTTAAAATATACCTTTGGAGGATATTCCACGGTCATAGAACGATTCGAATCTAGTGAAGAATATGCCAGGTATTGCGACTGGAAATTATCGCAAGGTTATAAAGTAATAGGCTCAGAGCCTTACATGAAATTAAAAACAGACCAAGAAGATGGCAAAGATAAAGAAAATGAGCGTTTATAAAGAAGTCGCAGAGCGCCTAAATGCTAAGGGGAAGCTTCCCTTTAGCGCCAGGGAGTGGAACACTGGCCTAGTCCAGCAGACAGTCTACGGGAAACTAAAATACCCGGAAGTAATGGAGGAGTTAAAATTAATCATGCAAGAATATGAAAGAGCTAGTATTTAAAAAAGGGGATAGAGTTTATTTCCATATTTATGGATGGGGTAAAATATTTGATATTGATCGTAGTGTAGGGGTAAAATTTGAAAGCTTAGAATTTTCTATATATTTTAATGAAGGATTTTTAAAAGCCCTATCCTTTACAGAATATACTCTTGAAGGATTTAGTCAAGAGCGACCTGAAGAATTACCTAAGAAAGGCCAGATAGTATGGGGAAGAGATGAAGATTACCAATCTTGGCATATATATCATTTTTCACACAAAACAGAAGAAGGTTTATATGCCTTATCTTCTGATAATAAAAGGAGTGTGTATTGTCTAAAACAAATGACAACTAAAAATCCATTTGAAAAATGAAGAAACAGAAGCTTGATTTTAACGCCTGGATGGATCACATATCTAACCAGCTTCAGGAGGATTATCGTAAACTTTACTATTCATCTAAATTCAAACAAGATGCTAACATTTCAAGAGTATCACGAAAAGAATCAACAGATCTACGAAGAGTTCAAGCGCTTCGCCTTTTTGCTGATTAATAACGGTCACAAAAAAATCGGAGCCAAGCAGATATTCGAGAGGATCCGATGGGAGTCAATGATCGAAAGAACTGATCGATACAAATGCAATAACAGCTACACTGCAGATTATGCTAGAAAGTTCGAATCAGACTTCCCATACCTAGAAGGTATTTTCTTCCACAGAATTAGGAAAGTAAAAAATTAGTATATTTGTAAACCGGGCCGGTCATGTAGGCTGGCCCACATCTAACCAATAAAATGACAAGAAAGCAATTCGCAGTAAGTTTAGTGAAGCGTTTCCAGGAAGCGCATCCACAGATCAAGAAAAATAAAGAGGAGGCGATCGCTTCCGCAATCCTAGCGACAGAGATCGTCTTAGAGTCGATTGCTTTAGGAGATTTAGATCTTAGCCACTGGGCAGATATAAGAGAGGATATTATAAATTTGTAAGCTATGACAGCGAAGGGAAAGGCAGTAGAAATAAGGGATAATTTTTATCAGCTTGTAGCAGATAGTAGCTATCCAGATGAATTGTGTAAAAAATGCGCCTTAATTTTAATAGATGAAATACTATTTATTTGTCCATTGCCAAATAGAGATTATTATGAAGAAGTTAAACAAGAAATAGAAAAGCTATGACACCGAAAGAAAAAGCAGTAGAACTTGTTTCAAAATTTGAAGAATCACTATTTGGATATAATGTTTTATTTGATGAGGATTATGTTAAATGTATTAATTGTGCATTAGTTGCAGTAG